TATAAATGAATTTTGTGAATATTCTATTGCTTTTTAGTTTTTCGTGTATTTCAAATATGGCAATAAAAACGACAATTAAAAATGTGAATCCTCCCATAAGAATAAAAACTATAATATGATGTATTTCTCCTTCAAAATAATTCTCATCATATGGTTCTCCTCTCATATCATGTACACACATAATTATTACTGATAATAGCCCTATAAATAACCATATACCTACAATTATGACATACTCTTTACCTTCAAATATTATTCTCACCTCCTCTGAAACGTTTGTTTCATGTATTTATATATTCTCCAAACTATCTAAAAATTGTTTCATCCATAGATTCTTTTCTTCTACTCTCCTTAATTCTTCTTGCCAATTTTTATATGCTCTTTTCAATTTTTCATCTGCATTATCTCTTAAAATATCAATATATTTCTTAATTGTATCATCAGAAGTATCTAATTCCTTATTTATATCTTTTTCATACCATTCATATAAAGATGTATTTAATGACATATCAATTTGTTCTAAACAAAATTTCTTTAGATTTTCATGCTCTGATGTTGGTGGAATCCATTTTTCAACTTCTTCTCGCACTTTTAAATACTTTTTATCTTCATCTTTATATTTTTCAAGTATTTTTTCTGCCCTTCCCTTATTATCATTATACTTAGATATTATATCTTCTTTTACCTCTTCAAGAGTCATGCTATATGCTTTTTCTCTTGACACTAAAGAATCTTTGTATGCTTTTTCATAATAAGGATGTGGCTCAAAATGATTTGGTGTTGGAACATCTAAAGATTCATCTTTCAAGTCAACGGCAATTCCAAACGCTCTGGTACATAGCTTCAAAAATTCTTTTCCAGATGTTATTTTCCCATCCTTAATATAAGCTGTATATCCTGTTGGCATTATTTATCCTCACTTTCCAATTCTTTAATGCTAAACCAATCAATATTAAAATAACCTTGCACTCTATACATATAAACCACTACTGGATATTCATTCTCTTCTGGTTTATTTTTAATTTCGTATTCATCAGTCAATGGATTATTAATCTCATGTTCATCAGAGTACTTATCATTAAGATCTTCTAATACATACGGAACTTCAAACGTGTCCATCCAAGAACTCACACTATCAAATAATGAATCTTCTGTTTGGAATTGATCACCTCCAAATATGGCATCTTCACCTTTCCATTGATACATTTCTTTTGTAAAGTTAAGATAATCTTCGTAATTATTACATAAACTCCACCACGTATTAGTGAATCTTTTTGATTTGCGTACTATTACTATCACCTCTATTTAGTTATATTTTTTATGGAATATTGAGCAGAAACGCTCTTAGAAAAATTACATATTATCTAAAGCTTCAACAAATTCGCTACCACAATCACAAAATGTATAAATCATAGATTTCATAAGTCCCCAAGACATTCCTGAGTGACCTTGATTTTTCATTACTTTAATACCTGCGACAATAGAATTATCCTTAACAGTTTTAATAATATCTAAACATTGACCTAACTCCATTCCCTTGTACAGATCACCTAATCTAATAGGTACACATCTGTCCCATTTGTCCCATTTGTCTTGTGATAAAACTTTATGTCCTTCTTTAATCCAATATTTTGTTAGTTCTGGAATTTTCTTTTTATGTTCTTCTTCTCTTCTGATTAAATCTTGTCTCATTTTTTCTTGTTCATCTTTAAATTCTTTAAATGTTTTACCAATACATTCAACATACGCTTCATCTACTGTCATATCAGATGTTAATTTGTGACCATTAAATTCTCCAAAATATTTTTTGCCAGTAGCTTCTGCCTTGCTATGCAATAATTCAACTGAATCTATAATGGATAATCCACAATCAAAGTCAATTTTAATATACTCCATATATTCATTCCTCTCTTTCCATAAATGAAAGTTTACTTTCATCTGTTAATTTTTGGTTGACCTGCAATTTCTCTCAAACAATCATTCCAACCATCAGCATATCCATCTTCCCATTCATCAGGATAATGGTTTTCATGATCTTCTTCTGGCAATTCTCTCAACGGACACCACTCAGGACGACTATTATTTTCTTCTACATTACTACATATTTCTCTTTTATTATAATAACAAGATATTGATCCATCCATATCTAATACACACAAATTACAATCAAGACATGTTTCTGGAACATCCATTAATAATACTGCTTTCTTCATTGTTTTATTCTCCTATGATCTCTTTTAAACAATCATTCCAACCTTTGACATTTCCATTAAATATTTCTCCCCAATTTTTCTTATTCGGTAATTCTTTCAATGGACACCAATCAGGCTTACCTTGACAATATCCATATTCACAATCAATTTTCTTCATGAGGCTTGTGTCTTTATCGTCATCTGAGATTGAACAACATGCTTCAACACCTTCATCTAATTCATAACAGAATTGACAATCTAAGCAATTCTCCGGTGTATTCATAACTAATACCGATTTACTCATCTCATTTCTCCTGTAATAATTCTTTATTGTCAAAAATGTTTCCAACTGGCATAGCGTATACCATGTCAATCCAATATCCTAAATCTTTTCTAAGGCATTTGTCGCCCGTCCAATCTACATAGAATCCGACATGTTCTGTTTTCTGAGAATCAAAACAATTTTGATAATATCCATATTTGATTGGAGCATAGATTTCTCCGAAATGATATTTGATAATATCATTTTCCCAAAATTTCTTCCCGTTCTTGTCGCAACGTCCCGTAAATTGACAAAGGGTTTCTGGATCAACTTCAATCCACCTAATTATAGGAGTACAAAAAACCTCAAACACATCAATGCCGATGGAGATATCAATTCCAATGAATGTCTTGCCCTTGCTTTCCGCATAGCATCCCGCAACCCATTCGCCATTATCTTTCCGCTTTGCCTTAAAAAGAATTTCTCTCATTCGTTTTCACCTTCCTACACATACCACGCCCAAATCGGATTAACATCCATTTTTGGTGCGTTGCATTTTTTCCTAATTCTTTTATGCTTTTTAGTATTTTTCTCGATATAGCCGTCTCGTGTTTTAATTCCTCTTTTTATATCCCTGTACGCTTCCATTATTGGACTGTATGCCTGTTCAACAATATATCCGCATCTTTCGCACGATCCGTGGCGTTCAACTATTCCAAAATAGTCCTCTGAGAAACTAATATATTCATAATCATTTGATCCACAAATAGGGCAATTCATTTAACTCCACCACCTTTTACAATATCAATGGCTCTATCAATTGTATTTGCAATGTTTTTATAAGCACAATCTTTATCGGCATCACCCGTATTTGCGATTGTTAAAAAGTATCTCATTTTTAATTCTTTTAACTGCTCTACAACCTTGTCTACATCAAAAGCTGTCGGCTGTTCATCAATTACTGCACCTATTGCAAGATCTATATCTGAAATACCAAGTGAATCAATTGTTTTATCAGCATCTACTAATCTCATTTTTTTATTTCTCCCAATTAATACACATCCAATAAGTAATATCACAAACAACAATTCTACAATCACTGTAAATCCATCCATTTATTCTTCCTCATTTTTATCCGTATAATATCTACCAAAAACCATATTAAACAAATAGCCTAAAATTAGTATCCTCTTTAATTGATTTGGAGATACTGGACGTAAATCCATAAATGCACCTAAAATTTCAGTTGTTTCAAAATCCATCATATGATAATCGCAACTATTTGGATCATATATTCCACGTGTGAAATATAATTCATCTTCATCTTGCATTCTTTGTGGTTCAAAAGTTTGTTCATAAATTAATTTATAAACAGACATTGGAATTTTATCAAATAATTCTAATTCAAACATATTTCTCACCTCATGAAAGACGCATTTTATCGTGTAATAACCTTAAACATATCATCCACTGAATCAAGTAAATCGTATCTTTTATCAAATGGAGCTGTTGAACTCTGAGCAAATTTACGCTCTACCATATCGACATAATATGTAACTTTTCCATCATCGCCCATATAAAACTCATCCCATTCTTTCTGAGTTAATAATCTTTTTACATCCAGTTGCTCAATCGCAAGATTATCAAAACTTACAACTTTAAATTTCTGAATAATATCTTCAAGATTTTTATATAACCATTGCTGCTTAGTCTCAATATCATTCTGTTCTTCTTCAAAATACTCATTACCTCTACGCAAATGTTTATACCCAAGAATTA